TTTCAACGCCAAACGCTTCCGGGTACACCTCCATGGCACGAAGCCACACTTCTCGAGGGTTTTGCCCTTCCTCCACTGGGAGAAAAGTTCCATCTGGTAAAGGCAGGTACTGTGGCATGGCGTCTCAACTTGTCGGCAAACTAAAAATCTAAACTGGGGCCGACCCCAGTTTAGACGGCTGTGGTTATTGTATAGGTGCGCGGATGGCTGCGCTACCCCCAGGGGCTGAAACGGGCGGCGGCATAAACCCGCCCACCAAAGTAGCACGCAACATGCTATACATCGCGGGGTCGAGTTTTTTAAGTATTTCCATTTGCGCAGGGTTTTTAACTATTTCTTGAGACAGAACACGCAACTGCGCAGGGTCGTTTTTAGCTTCCATCAGCTTGTTGTAGTTGGCTGCAAACGCGGGGTCTTGCATTGCATTGACCAATTGAATCTCAGGAGAAACGCCGTAGTTTTTAGCCAGCGCATCGCGGTAACGAGATTCGGCGGCTTCTTTACGCCCCGCCATAACCAGTTGCAACCCTTTGAGACCGCCTTCACCAATGTTAACCAGCGCATTGGGTGACTGACCGCTCAATATGCCAAGACCAATCATCAGAAAGTCTTCGCCCGACATACCTTTGCGGTCGCTCTTGGGTGTAGCGTCCTTGCCAATCTTCTCAATATCTTTGGGGGAAGGGGCCGCAGGCTCAATTACGCGGCTCTCTTCATCCACATTCATGGCTTTGGCCATGTCTGACAGACCGCCTGCGGCTCCAACTCCTGGGGCTCCCGCACCTGCTGCACCCGCAACCGCCCCGGTTGCAATGTTTTGTGCGCGGTTGCTTGCGCCTTGTGTGTAGTCGGTTTCTTTTTTCAGTGTGTCAATTCCCGCTTGGTTTCTTGCCGCTCTTGCAGAAGCAGCGGCAAGCGCGTCGTCCGCCGCCGCAATGTCTTGAGCTTGCCCTGCCATGGCGGTTTGTTGTCTTTGCTGTTTTGCGGTTTGTTCGCGTGCTTGCCGTTGACTAACTGCTGCTTCGCGTGTTGCCACTGCTTCAGGCGTTAGGCCTTCAGGTATTGCCGACACAGGTGTCTGAGGTTTTTCATACGGCAAACGGGGAGCGCGTGCTTGTTCACTCTTTGACAACGCTTCTCTGGCCGCAGTTGTAGATGCGGGCAAGTTTTTAAGCGGTCCTCTGGCCATTCCAGCAGTTGTCGCACCCGGAATAATGGCGGGCAAACCTGACAACGCTTTACTCGTTGCTTCAGAAATTTCTTGCCCTCCAGCAGTTCGGGGGGAATAGGTCATGCCTTTATGCGCTTCAGAAAACGCTTGCTCAAACGGAACCCCAGGTTTAATTGCTCCTGCCGCAGCCGCAAAAGGCAAACTTAAAAGCCCCGTGCCGTACTGAAGCGCAGTCTCTCCTGCGCCTGTCACCATTTCATTGCCCGTCAAAGGCTTTGTTTTGGCCGGTTCTGGCACCGCGCCTGTTTGCCCAGGAATCCTGCTAACTAAACTTGGCCCACTTGGCGCTGCGGTGGGGGTAGCAGCAACGGCAGCACCGCCTGTTATGACAGGCAGCATTTTTTGTTCCGACCACGCTATAACGTCGCCAACTTTTTTGCCACCAAATACCGATTTATTAGCGCTTATTATTTTGTTGGCAAGTTTGGGGTCTGCTTTACGTATAACGTCTTCTACAGACGCATTGGGATCGGCACTTAAAACAGCGCGGCCCGTTGAATCCCCCAACACCCAAGTGGTGTACGCTTCGCTTGCAGTAGGTAACCGCCCCGTTGCGCCCAAAAAAGTCTTGTTGTTTTTGCTTAACAAATTAGCGGCGTTGCGCACTTGCGTTTCAGGGTCTGAGCGGTCGCCGCCACCTGATTTACCCCACATGCCTTCAATTATTTGCCCAAGTCCGTGCGCGGAAGATTTTGGGTTTTTTGCTTCCGCGCCTTTAGCTCCGCTCTCAACCCCGATGATCTGCGACAAAACTGCCGGGTCTACGTTGTACTGCTCTGCGTATTTCTGTACAAAATCTTTTACCTGTGTGCCGCCTGCATACCCAGGAACTTCCCCGCCTTCATCAAAAGCAACGATGCCACCCGCCGCCATGCGCTGCATATTGGGCGCTGGGAGTTGGCCAATGCCAACATCTTCGGGAAGCTGTTGGGGCACACCTTGTGGCATACCCTGTGGGGGCATGGCGGGTGCGCCCATCTGTGCCACTTCCTGATCGACCACTTTGGGCTGCGGTTGCTGTTCCATCTGCGCACCCTGGCGCATCTGCTTGCGGCGGTTGGACTCGGACAGCGCCAGTGACAGCGTGTAAGGGTCGGTCTTGTGCATGGCTGCAAACTGTTGCAGCGCTTGGTCGGGCATCCGGGCCAGTTGCGCGGTGATTTGGTTGACGTTAATCATGAATGTTCCTTACGCCATTTTGGAGAGTGCCAGCTCGGCCAGACCTGCTGGGCGCTTGCTTTTCTCAAAGTCTTTGGGCAGGCCACCTTTTTTACCTGCCATTTTGGCCAAGCCGTAGCCTGTCATGCCCAGACCTGCTAACTGCGACACATTGCTGGGCGCGGCTTGGTACATATTGGTGCTGGTGGACTGCATCGGCAGGCCGCGCAGCATGTTGCTCATAAAGGCCAACTGCTGCTGGGGGTACTGCTGCGCCATGGCATAGTTCTGAATTTGCTGGTTCAAGATGCCTTGTTGCTGCGCTTGTTGTTGAGCGCCCATCTGGTTTTGCAAGTTGATGTTGCCAAGCTGTTGACCGTACTGCGTCTGGCCCAACTGCCCCAACTGACCAGCGGCTTGCAGCCCGGTCTGCATCCCTTGCATCCCGTAGCCTGCACCGTACTGCTTGGACTGCTCCGCAGCTTGTTGCGCCGCCAAATTTGCTTGTTGATTGGCCAGTTGCGCTTGCATGTTTTGGCCCGCGCCAAGCTGCTGAATGCCCAGTTGTGCGTTGAGGTTTTGACTGCCAACTTGCAGCCCCGCCCCCTGATTGGCCATCTGTGCTTGCAGGTTGGCTTGCTGTTGTTGATTGAACTGTTGCTGCGCGTTCTGGAACGCCGCGTTCTGCCCCTGCGCTTGGATGTCCCCCTTTTGGGTAGCCAAGTTACGAGCAGCTTCAGCTTCCATCAAACCTGCACGGGAGCCGCCAAATGCGCCAGAGCGCACGGCCTGACCAGCACGCTGGGTGCCTGCAATATCGGCTTGGCGCTGGGCTTCGCGTTGCTGAATGTCCACCACATTTTGCATGTAGGGGTTCATGTACTGGCTGACGTTTGAGCCCGTGTAATCCTGCGTGCCGACTTGCTGGGCTGGCCCCATCTGGTACTGTTGCAACTGAGGCGCGGTTGCTTGCTGGGCGTTGAACTGCGTGGGGTCGTACTGGGAACCCATGGCGCGTTGGCCTGCCAAGCCTGCCAGCCCGGATGCCGTGTCCAACTGAGGCGAAGTGCCCATATTGGCCGCGCCCTTAAACGACTGCTCCTGCATGGGGCTGAACCCTGCAACGTACTTGGACGGGTCTTCGCTGAACGGCGTGTAGCCCTTTATGCTGGTGGCAAACTTCTGGCCCGTGGTTGGGTCGGTCTCGTAGTTGTACAACTGCTGCTGGGTTGTGCCGAGCATTGTCTCTACGTATGGACGCGCATATTCAGGGATGTTGGTGTTGGCAACAGTGGTTTGCGTAGGTGCAGGAGCGCCTCCCCCACCGCCTAAATACAGGCGTGGCCCCATGAAAAAGTCGAGTATGTCGGTAAATTTGAACATCACAATGCCCTCATATTTTTGTTTCAACCACGGTATAGCGCCGTGTAAATCCCTGGCTCTCCAAGAGACGCACCATGGCTGGACGCCCTCCTGCTTGAATCTTGGTAGCGCCCATGCCGCGCAACACCGCTTTTAACTGGTCCAGTACGGGCTCGTTGACAATCCCGGCACCCCCGGCGCTGGTCACAAACGCCACCCGATCATTGGGGTAGTTTTGAAAAGCAATTGTCATCGCCCCGTTAACTTGATTGTCTTCGTCAGTAGCCACTAACAAAGTCCAGTGTCCCAGCGTGACGTACATTTTGATCTGCTCAAGCGAGTAGTCGTCTTCGCCAAACTTTTCTGTTGCAGCGATGAATTTCTCCACCAGCGGCCAAGTCTGGGCAGCGTACTGTTGCGGAACATGCTGGACAGTGAGCGTCATGCTGGCATGTACTTGGTTGGGTTGATCTGCTTGGCTTGAGCTTTTTTGCCTGTCCTGGCGGCGCGAACCCGGTCCATCATCTTGTACAACTGCTTGGCCCCAGCGTCCGATGAGCCGTTACCCAAGCCCGACACCACATCGGCAGAAACCACAAACTCGTCGTTGGCCAACCGGGCGGGTTGCTTGCCTGCAATGGTGGCAGGGATGCTGTCACTCATGCCGTCTCCTGGGCCTTTGAGCATGCGCCCACCACCTGCGTAGTCCGCGTAATCACCAAGGTCAGCCAAACCACCGCCAGCCATGCCGCGATAGTCTTTGTACACCGGGGTGTAGGGAACTGGCGGCTTGACTTCCAGTGGCTGGTAGCGGTTGGGGTCGTATCTAAGTTGATTTAGCGGGCCGTCATACGGGGTTTGGCCGGGAGGAGCGCCCTTGCGGTCTGCGTACATAGCAGCGGCGGCAAGCGGGATGCCATATTTGGCTACAGGATTGAGGCCGCCGTACCAGTTAGCGGCGGAATTTGCCATGCCTGCAATGCCACTAGGAGCGGCGGGAGCCGCCATACTGGGAACCATTGCCGCTTGTTGTCCCACATACGGGGTAGCTATTCCAGACCCAATGGCATCAACACCAGCAGCACCAGCAACTTCAGCGCCAGCAATGGCAGCAGGAGCGGCGGCTGCGGGAGCAGCGGCAGCGGCGGTGGGAGCCAAACTTGCAATACCCGATCCAGCAGCCTCCATTGCAGCAGCAGCTTCAGCAGCACCCGCACTAGTAGCCGCTGCCTCCCCAAGCAGCGTTTCTCCACCAAGAGTTCCGCCAGAAAAATACAAGGCAGTTGCCGCTGCAATCAACGGCGCATTCTGTGAAAGACTCAAATCTTTATCAAGTTGGGCAAGCTCTTTGCCGGGGTCGAATCCGCCGCCACCGCTCATAGCGTACTCCTGGTTAATTGTTCAAATGGTATCATGTTGAGAGCGCCGAGACAAATGAAAGCGTTGCCACGACAGACTGGGTTGATGGCTTGGTTGGGCTACCGGATGCGGCGAGATGCTGGATACTTACAGCGGCATTAGGTACAGACCAGTAGATTTCCACATAATCGCTTGCCTGCATCTCGACAAAATAATTCCATCCAATAATTGAATGCCCATCCGTACCTCCGTGACTACCCGGAATAGATACAAAGCCAGTCGAGCCCGGAATGTTAGTCCCGTTTTGACGCAGCCAAATATATACATCTTGGACGTTGCTGTTTGTGTTTGCAAACTGTGTGCTGAACTGAAGGTTGTAAACCCCTGCATTCACTACCGTGATCTTCGACGAACTGATACTGACTTCGTTGGCAAAGTCCGTGGTATTGAGCGTCATCAGCGTAGCTGTATTCGCCGTGGTGGTCTGATCTTGGTCGCTGGAGAACGCCCCGTAAGGGAACCGAATAAATCTGCCCCCAGACTCACCCAGCACAACGCCAGTCAAGTTATCAAGCTGGTTGAAGTACAACCGCAAGATGTTCATGAACTGCTCTTGGTACTGGGCGTTGTACTCGTTCGGAGCCGAAGGCAGGCGCGGCGCAACGACAGGCCGATAACGATTGGTGATTACGGTCGTTGCCATTAACGTCTGCCGTCCGGGCGAATGTCAATGCGAGGAGCGCCCAGTTGCCACTGCACCCCCAGCCCGTCTGTGGTGCTGCCTGTAGTACCAGAACTGACCTTGAACGCCATCTGCCGCCCACGAATCCGCACGTAGACCTGCTGAGTGAACTGCTGTATGTTGTACGTGATCTGGTTCTGATAGTTCTGGGCGCTGGTCACGCCAGGGGAGTTTGAAGGCCCATACGCCGCGCCGGGGAAAGTTCTTGGGATGGCAGTGAAATACGCAGTCGGCTGGTTCACGTTGGAGCCGTCAAACGTCAAGTCAGGAATCAAACGCCACACAAACCCAAAGTTGTTGCCGTCCCCAATGTCAAAGTCGGAGGACTGCACATTGGCCACAATAGGAACTGAAGGGTTGACCGTGCCATCATCAACGCCGTCCTCGTGGTAGACCAGTATTCCGTTGTCATTGCCACCAGCAGAGCCATAAGTTACTGCCATAGGGTATCGGCGCAGTGCGCTGTCAAGCCATGCTGTACGCCCTTGATATGCACCGTTATAGTTTGTCCAGTCGCCGTAGTACCAGACATTATCCAAGTAGTTGTATATGACGTAGCGGTCAATCACATTAGATGTGGCGGAACAGTATTGCCACCAGACTTCGCTGTAGCCCTCATTGGTTCCCGCCACAAACTGGAAAGACTGCGCAATATTGATGTCAGTGAAAACGTACTCGCGCAGCGTAGATGGCAACGTTTCCACCCGGCCTGAGTACATATAGAACTTATCCAACCCCATCCAGTACGTGATGTTGTTGGCTGTAGCCACCGCATTGGGGCCAACAATGGAAATGTTGTCGCCCAGAATCTGAAAGCTCCACACATAGGGTGGGCCCAGGTACTGCATGGAGTAGATGGCCGAATCCGTGAAGACCAAAATCTCTTGGCGCGTCTGCTGGGCCGTGATGATAGATGACCCGTGGCTGAGCCGGTAGTCTCCAGCTTGGTTGATAACGGCTGGCGTCCATGTCCAAATGCTTTCCTGATCCGACCAACGAATCAGCATGGGGTCTATGTAGCTTTCAATACCTGTGCCCGCAGAGTTGATTGGGTTGGCACCAAAAGCAATCACAAACCGGGACGCATCGGACACAACCACGTAGTTAACGAGTGACGGGCAAGTGGCATCAACTGTGAAGCCAGCAACTGTTGCGCCTGCTTCAATTTCAACACCTCTGTTAAAAATGTTGGGGTTTGCGTTGGTGTCCCAGTAATACAGTGCGCCGCCACGGGGGTTAAACACAAGGTTTTCACCGAAGTTTGACTGGCTCCACAAACGCAACTGAATGCCAATCCCAAGACCTGCGGGTGCCGCAACGCCCCAACCTGTAGCAGTAGAGGGGTACTGATAAACGCTGGCTCCACTGGCATGGGCAGTAACAAACCCCGCATAGCCGCGTACGCAGCCTGTGAACGAAGTGCCTGTTTTGCCCGAGTAGGAGATCACTTCACCACCGACACTGAATGTGCCCGTGGCGGAAAAAGCTGCCGCTGATGTGACGTTGATGGTGACCGTGGAATACTGAATCACTCCAGTAGCGGAAACATGCGCGGCTGCGGTAGACCCGGCGGTTGCACGGGTGCAACCAGTCAAAGTCGTAGCCGTTACGCCTGAGTAAGAGATGATCTCGCTGTCAATTAAAACACTACCAGACGCGGCAAGAGGGGCGGTGCTGGCAACGCCAATAGTTGTTACTGCACTGTCGATGGCGGCGGATAGTATGGTGTTCCCAACTGTGGCCAGAGCACCGTTTAAAGTGGTTGTAGCTGTTGGCCCCGTAGAACCGCCCCAGCCACCCGCACCCCACCCCACGCCCACCGTATATGTGGAGCTACCAGTGGTAAGTTGATAGGCAAAAGTTGCGCTGACCGCAGGAGTGCCGCTGCTCGTAGCATTCCCATCCACAACAATTGAGTACGTGCTGGAACTTATATACGTGATTTGGTGTTCGCCGTTTATGTTGGATACCGCCACACCATTCACATTGCCTGATGTAGCGGAGATCGTTACAAAGTCCCCTGTTTGTGAGCCGTGGCCGGGGTCGTTGACAATCAACGTGGTTTGAGTAGCCGCCCCTACTGGCGGGGGAGTGTTGGTCGCGGTGTTGGTGGTAAATGCGTTGGGTACCGCAGTGGCTGTGTCCCGTATGGGGGTTACATCAAAGAAGTTGCCGTCTTTACTGTTTTGAATGTAGTACTTGAGGTTGGAGCCTAGGGCCAACAAGTTATAGCCAGATAGCGTCACCCAGTTCCACATAGAACGCACAACGCCCCAAATAACGCCAGTTGACGGGTAAACAATTGGGGTGGTTAAGCCTTCCACATCAGTGGACAAAACACCTCTGTCTTTATTCCAGCCGCCAATCTTCTCTGGTAGACCCGAACGAAAACGCACCTTGTTGGTTTGGTACCAGCCGCCTTCATTGCCGTAGTTGGTACTTTCTCGGTTGGTCCCCGGCCTGAATGCAAGTTTCTGTAAGGGCATTTCGATTCCTATGACAAGAACATGGCGCGTTCGTCAATCCGACGATTTTGCAGCCCTTTGAGTATTTTCCCACCAGCCATGCAATACTTCAAGAGTTCTTCCGCAGCACCCGCTTTATCGCCCCGAAGCAGCTTTTGACGAAGCGTTGAACGCTGGAGTGTTCCAAGACCGACATTGAAACTAAAGCTAACAAGGCTATCATACATACCTTGTGTAAGGGGAACGGGGCAGAACTGAGCCACTCCACGCTCAAACCTTGCAAGATCGCTTCTGAGAATCCCATCTACTTCTTCCTTTGAAAACGTGCGGCTATCTTCTGGCCGAAGCGGGTAAGCTCCTCTTTGATCCATTGGTATCTTAGCTTGGTCTGGGTAAAGTACATGTCCAACTCCTATTGTCCAAAGCTGTGCGGGGCAACGGTATGGTTTAAACCGAATGCCTTCATGGTGGCAGATGACCTTGATGGCCTCTGGGCTGAGATTCATTTCTTGAACGCCTGACCGCCAAACCAGAAGCTCACAATACACGCCCAGATGATCTGAGTTTCATCGTCCCACAGGCTGTCCAGCGCCACGGTGAATTCCACGTTTGTGTGCCATGCGTAGTAGAAGCCAAAGATTTCCACAAACATGAACATGGCAAACATGCCGTAGGTGATGACGCTGCGGGTGGCCGCACGCATGTTGGTGACCCAAGTGCTTGCCCCTTGGCCCAGAGCTATGTCGTGTGCATACAGGGCTTGGCGCTCCTGCATGGCCGTCTGGGCGTTGGTTACTTCTGCGTTGATCTGAATCTGCTCGGTCTGGATATGCTCAATGCGTTCCTGCGCCTCCAGGCCAGCTTTCTTCAACGTCAGTTCACGCTCTGTCTGCATGGCGGCAAGCGCCAACTCATGCTTCTTGTCGGCCCGGTCTTGGAAGAATTCCAGAATCTTGGGCAAGCCGCCCATGAGAAAGCTGATGAGGGATGAGAACAGAGTGAGCATTATTTTCCTTTTATGCGTTGAGTGACACCAATTTTTTCTTCAAGAATGGCGATGTGCATCCGGTTGACTTGAATGTCATCCCGGTTCTTTTGCACTTCTTTTTCCAAGTCTTGGCGCAGCTTCTCACGGGCAAGCTCTGCCCCAGTGTTGCTGGCCTGCTTGTTGTCGCTGGTCACCACCAAGCTGATCTTGTTGTTCAGAATGGTCACCTCATGTGACAGGGTGGACAAGGCATTCATCAGGTACACCACGCAAGTGAAAAGAATCGGAAGAAGAGCAAACGCCACCTTTTCAATGAGGGCCGATTTGGCTTCCAGTTTTTCCGTCATCTTTTTTCCTTTCGTCTTCAATCTGCTTTTGCAACTTTTCCGTCTTTTCCATCTGGGCCTTGGCCTCCCGTTTCACCACCATCGTATCTACATACAACATCCCAATCAAGGGGATGACCAGCACAAAGACCAACGCAAACAGGACTAAGACAAAAAGGTATCCAAACGACCCCGATGATGAAGACTGATTATCCACATTAGGCATATCAGGTATCCGATTACGAAAACCACCAGCACCGTTTCCAGCACCCTGTCCAGTATCTGATTTTTTAATCTTTGTCGCCGCCATGCTTTCACCCGCTTTTCGTGCAGTTCACGAGCCGCTTGCTCCGATTTCTGGTCCAACAGCCGTTGATACTCTTCAACGATTTCCCGCCAGAGATCAGGCATTCCCATCTCCCAGCGCACCATTCTCTCAAGATCGGCATAGAACTGCTTGGTCTGCCGCAGATACATCACATTGTCTATGGCTTGTGTGGCAAGGTCGTCTTTGATTCCCTTCTTCCTGTTTTCTTCTCGTTGAACTTCAGCTTTTTCATGGCTAGTTTCCAGTTCCGCTTGGCCTTTGAAGAAGCTTGACAGTGCGCCACCGACTTCGCTGGTGATCTTTGTCAGATCGTTGCCAGTTTTCTTCAGGTCTTGGTAGACGGCAACGCACCCCTTTATGCCTTCATAGGCTCCCTTGCAGAGTGCGAATGCCGTGATGGGATCAATTTTTACGCCTTCATGATGTATGCCAGCGCATAGTACGGCGGCAGGTTTGCGTTTGCGCCCGATGACCCTTCAGTTGAGTTACTGGTAGTGGTGGTAACAGTACCTGCTGGAGTACCTGCGGATGCGGCATTTGTTCCAGTAATTCCAGTTGTAGCGGAGAGTGTTGGAGGGGCAGACACGCTGTAGCCTCCCCCAGTGAACGTCAATCCCCCGCCGCCAAACAAACCCGCTTGTTGCGTAGAGTGTGTGTGGCCTGGGTCCGTTATGGTGTGCGTGTGAGTTCCCAACGCCGTACCTGTAAAGGTAGAAGTTGAAGTCGCTGTGTGTGTGTGGGATACCAAGGTGGCGTTTGCACTGCCGCCTGTCGCAGCTACCGCATAAGTGCTGCCCGCCCCAACAATGAATCTGTCGCGCAAGTCGGGGGTCCCACTTGAGCCGTTACACAGTAACCAGCCGCCGGGAATACTGGCAATACTGCCAGACCACATAACAATTACGCCAGAGGGAAGCGACGCCTGCACAAACGCCGTAGTGGCCAGTTGAGTTGTGTTTGTTCCGTAAGCAGCAGTCGGTGCGGCGGGCGTCCCACCAAGGGTAGGCGACGTAGACAAAACCACCGAACCTGAACCCGTGGAAGTAGTTACGCCCGTGCCACCGTTGGCAACAGCCAGTGTGCCCGTTATGTCGGCAGTACTCAGGCTGATGGCATCCCAACTTGAATTGGTTCCGTCAGTCTGAAGATACTTGTTGGCATTGCCGCCTTGGCTTGGGAGCAGTGCGTTCAAAGCTGCGTTGGCTGTAGTCTGCCCAGTACCACCGTTGGCGATGGCCAAAGTACCTGTCAGGTTGGCCGCTTGAAGTTCGTAGAAGCTGACGGCATCCGACCAAACCAACACTTTATTGCCGTTGGCAATTGTTAACGCTACGTTGCCCGAAATGGCGGTTGTAGAACCAATAACGTCACTCACCCGCAATGTCATCGACTGGCCGCTGTTGTTCCAAATGATGTACGCTTTGGAAACAGGGGGTGCGTACACAGCAAAAGCTGCCCCAGTCGTGGTGGTGAACCGCAACATGGCATACACAGATTGGTTACTCGCGGCTGTGGAGGACGGGCCGTTGGTGTATGTCAGGGCTTGGCTGGCTGAAGTGACGCTGACCGTCTGGTACCCGGCAATGGCAGAGTCCATTACAAAAGCCATATTGGCGTTGGTCGTGTTACCCCACGTACCTGCTTGGGTGCCGTCAGTGGGTAGTTCAATCCGCAGGCTTGGTGAATACGTGCTCATTTGATTTCCTTATTGAACAACTTCTGTCCATGTGGGTGTTTGGGTGTCGTTGATCTGAGTCCACTGCGCTGTGTCAGGTGCCCAGGTTTCATTGAACTGTCCTGCCAAGGATACATCACCAAACACCATACCACCAAACGTGGCCACATCGTTGATTGTCGAGGTTGGGATCACATTTGACCAGCCCGGAGACTGGTCATCGTTTATCGGCTCCCAGAGCAGTCGGCGCACAAAGGCATCAGCCGCAGTGACGGATTCTTGGACGGACGCCAGGACTGTGGCGGCTGTGGTTACTGTGTCTGTGGCAGTGACGGACTCGCCGACAGAGCAGATAGCCGTATGGTTTGTGGAGGTAG